AGCAGGGTAGTTTTCGTTGCATACACCACAGATGTAATGCATTGCAAGCTTGCCTGTCTTCTTGTTTATCTTCCTACCAACCTCAGCACTCTTCAGTACTTTCCATTTAGGAGGCCATCGTCGCATACCACCACGTAACGTACTAGTAATGAACGAACGATAGCGTCCCTCTGTCCACTCACCGTCATTCCTTACACCTGCCACGGGATTACTTTAGTCCATGCTGCAAAGTGATGTATATTCCCATGTTCGTCAGTGCTGCGACTATACATTCCATCAATACCCAGAAATTTATACACCCCTGAGAATTCAAACTTGTTACTGTCAACTGGAACTTGCACCATGTCTGTAGGAGCCAGTTTAAAAGTTGTTCCTTTATCCAAGTCATACAGTGCCTTCATATCGTTAATGTCTACTTCACTAATCACACAATACCTCCGATTCTGTTTCAATCCATACGTGTGCACCACACGATAGGGGCTTGTCATAACTGTACACAATCTTAGACGGGCCGTTAATGGTTACACTGTGTGCGTACACATTGCTTTTGTATGTCTTAACAGTTAACACGGGATCTGCTTGATTGTTCTTCCTATTCGACTTAATTACGTGTTGATTTACATGAATGATAGTTTTCACTTTAGAGCTTCCATATACAAACCTACGTTACCTAGTGAATAGCCTAGAAATGCAATACCCAATCCTGTCTTCCCTGTCAGCAATAGCTCAGTAGCTACTACTAAATATACAATACCAATGAGAGCAATTAACCATGCTGCCATAATTCCTCCAAGAACGGGTAACATTGTACCATAACATCTTTACATTGTAAAGCAACCTCACGATGTTCTTTCTGAGTAGCATTGTCTGTACGTAGTTCAACATAGTGAATCCAACTTCGCAACGTACCATTCATGTACATCTTAGATACAGTCATTCCTTCAGGAAGTATTTTACGAGCAACCTCCTTGGCAATACCTTTATCTAACGCACTTTCGTAAATAAATTCTACTTCATTTAGAAGTTTACTTTGAACACCCTGCCACCAATAGGCTAGGCGGCGGTCTTCATCGTCTGAGATATTAATATCAATGCTGTTTTGTCTATTAACAAAGTCTTGCTTACGCACTTCATTCATTTCAAAATCAGCGACTTTTGCGTAACGCTGGCTAAACTCTTGGAAGCTGAAACTACGATGACGCAAGATTTGTCGAGCAATGTCTCGTGTCGTCGTAATTTCCATGCACACATTAACCATCTCAAAGGGACTCCAATGTTTGTTACGCACCAGATATTTGAGAAGCTTGTTGTCAGGATCGTCTTTAGTTTGGCTTTCAGGATTTGAAACCCTCGCCATGTACGCTATTAGACTTGCTCCGTTCGGTGTCGTCCACACTAAGTTTACCAAGCTCATATTCTTTTAACTCCGTTTTCCAATCACGTGTCTTCTCGCTATTAATAATCTCTCGTTTGCGAGTCTTCCCATTCCTCTCTTGATCCAAGGTAGTCCGACTCAGTTTTAAACGTGTGCTCTTCAAGGTTGTCATTGTCATCAAAAAAATTATTATAGTTGGCTACTAAAACATCAGGAAGTAAGTTAACAATGTCTTCAACAGATAACCGCAAAGCAATTGTTAACTCTACAGGATCATCAAAGTTTTCTTCGATGAACTCTTTAACTAACCGTAACTTGTCGTTGTACTTCATTATACCGTCGTCCTAGATATTCTACAGAAAGAAACATCTCATCAAAGTGTCCGTCATTAACTTCGTTCAGCATAACTAAACCTCGCCAATGTTTGTTAGACAATTGATCCATGTAGCTCTCGTCATGTAGATAATAACTACCTGTAATGATGGAACAGATGGGTTTGCCATCTGCCCTCTTGCCATAGGCTACTTGCTTTCCTTGCTGATGCCCAGCAATGCAAGACATGTGGAGCTTATTAATAATAGCGGCAGCAGTACTTGCGGGCCTCCCCATAGCCCCAACAGGCCAATAATGGTTGAAACCAACACCATTGATGAAAACAGGGTGAAGGAATGGATGTACTTCCCAATCTCGCTCATAGCATAAATCCTTTGTTGAAATTAACCCGTCTAATGTTGGGTTGTTGTTGACTGCACGGTCAATGCGGTTCTCGTGATTACCGAGCAGCATGATCATACGTGGGTTGTATACTTTCTCTTTGTTCCGTTTCTGCTTCAGTTGCAATTCCTTGACGGGGTTTAGCAACACCTGCATAGCAGCCTTAGTTACTTCAACATCTTTCTTGTAGCGCAGACCCTCAAAGTATTTACTACCTTTAATGTCGTGAGTGGAAAGACTTGGCATATCTGCAAAGTCCCCCATGTTAACTACAACGTCAGGCCGGTAATCAACAATGGCATTACCAGCCCAAGTAAGATGGTCAGTAGGAACGCCCTCTTTAATCTGACAATCCGGGATTACTAGTATCTTCATCAGTAGTGTCTTCTTCGTCGTTAAGTAATGAGTACAGGGCAGCATCTTTCTGATCAATGTATTTATCAATTGCATCTCTTACGCCAACATACCCTGTTGAATCTAGGAACATTGCAAACTGTTTAAGTACGTTAACCCATCGTGCATCTTCCGAGAAACTAACACTGTGTGTGATGTTTGTTCGATGCGGAAACTCTACATCATCAAACGAACAATCGTCTGGTGTATCACCAGAGGTAATGTACCCAAATTCAAAATGTTTAGTTGCCATCTTCATCTCCTAATACTAAAAAAACTTCTTTAACATGATAGCCTACATGTATATTCTGCAAGTTGTCCTTGCCAATATAGTAGTCTATCGCAGAGATGGCGCTATGCTTTGAAGCGTAAAGCTTAGGGGTCAATGTGTTTTGTGAACACATGTACGTGCCATCTGTATCTTGGATTACAAATGCTTCTTTAATTACTTTCACCGTGTAGCACTACTATAGTCAAAGAACTTAGGTTTATCAAAATTACTGTAGTAATCAGACACAACTTTCATACAGTGGATTAGGTGGTTAAGTGCTGCTTTATCTTTCTCTTCGTCATCGTAAAACCACATTGGGAAATATGTTGATTTTTCTAGAAGAAAAGCATGGTCACGCAATTCTTTACCAATCGCAGTGTCAATGTCAACATCAACTAACATTTGTAATCTCCATTACACGAGGAACATCTACAACATCTACTAGAAACTCTGGGCCGCTAGCATACAGGAACGTACGCATCTCAGGCCAGCATTGTTTCTTGTAGGGACAATAGCTACACGATGTGCATAGCTTTTGATTCTTACTAGTTTTACTAGCTGGAACACTACTGAGCCGTGGGATGGTGTCAGGGGTTGTTAATGATACAGCCTCTACAGCATGGTCAGCTTGAAGCTTGAACAATCCTTTGTTAACATCAATGGGGTAGTAGTTGATGTGACCTAGTTCCTTCTGGATAGTAACAAAACCAGCAGTATCAGAGTTAAGAGCAGTAGCATAGCCGTTTAATTGTTGGTAATAGCCAAATGGATCTTCCTTTAGATTGTTTTTAAACTTCTCTTCACCGAACTTAGTGGTGCTCTTAACGTCTACAACAACACCGTCAATTACAGCATCAATGCGACCACGAACATACCAGCCGTTGCCTACCTCATACAGCACACGCTCTTGCTTATTAGTAACGCTGTGACCAGCATCCTCTGCAACGTTGAGAACAAGCTCTTCCAGAATGTCACCGTAGAAGAATTTGAGCAGTGTATTGCCATCATGCTTCTCTGCACCTTCTGGTGTGTTGTACTTGTACCATAGGCGGCGAGGACAGGGATCACCTACTTCGCTGAAGTACAAGATGTTTTTCTCACGCTCTTGTGAGCGAGGATTGAACCACTTGTCGTAGCTAATGCTGACATTGTTGTTACTAGTAGCAGGAGCTACGCCCCCGCCAATCAGTGTGTAAATGTCGTGTACTAACGAATTGATTGTCTTCATTCAGCCATTTGCTCCGCAGCAGCCATGTCTAGATCACCGCAGGAATAAGCTTCAAACATACGTGCAATCTCAATTGCTTTCTCTGCGCGTCCTTCAATAGTAAAATCAGGATCAGGAATGTCACACACCAGCTTGACAGCATTGGTGATTGAATTCTGACGCACAATGGCACGATCACCGTGTAGCAGGGGAATGGGGAACACCTTAGCAGGAGGCCCATAAGAGGGCTTAGAAGCCCCTACAACAGGCGCAGTAGGAGCAGGTGCACCCTCCCCCTTAGCCAGTAGTTTAACGCTGTTTAGATCGACGTTCTTACCGTAGGTATTCTCAGTGAATTGAAAGTCTACAGTGTCGCCAATCTTGAATGTTGGCTTCTTAAATCCGTAGCTGTAACGCTCACCATTAGCCATGATGCTGAATGCTGGCT